CTTGAGTCAGACGAACGTCGTCGATGGCTCTGGAGAATGGTGGGGTAGCTGATGGCTAAGTACGCGGGCGCCAAGTGGGTGCCTCTCAGGAACTTTACGGCGAACGGCCAGGACTCGGTCCAGGGTCTCGTCGTGCACATCATGGAAGGGACCCTTGAGGGGTCCCGAGCCTGGTTCAACAACCCGGCAGCTCAGGCTTCGAGCCACTTCGGTACGGCCCGTGATGGTCGGCTGGAGCAGTGGGTAGACACCAAGGACCGCGCCTGGGCTCAGGCGTCGGGCAACCGGACGTGGCTGTCCATCGAGAACGAGGGCAAGGTCCCGCAGGCTCTGACCAACGAGCAGCTGGAAGACGTCGCTCAGGTGTTCGCCTGGGTAGTCCGGGTGTACAACGTACCTTACCGGGTCGCCCTTTCTCCGTCAGAGAAGGGCCTAGGCTATCACCGAATGGGTGGGGCCGCCTGGGGCGGCCACCCGTGTCCTGGTGATGCGGTCATCGCTCAGCTGCCCGGTATCGTCGCACGAGCCAAGCAGATCAACGGAGTCAAGCCTCCGACGCCTGCGCCGCACTACGCGGCGTTCCCTGGCGACAAGTACTTCTTCTACGGTCGCACCAGTAAGCTGGTGACCGAGGTCGGCAAGGCTCTGGTCCGGGCTGGCTATAAGGGCTACAAGGTTGGTCCTGGCCCGGTGTTCGGCGCAGCCGACCGCAAGGGCATCGCCTGGTTCCAGAAGAAGCAGGGCTGGTCCGGCAGCGACGCAGACGGGCACTTCGGGCCCGAGACGTGGAAGCGACTGAAGGTCGCTCCACCCAAGTGACTAAGGAGGTGGCATGGCCCTCAGCTACGAACAAATCGTAAACAAGGTCGAATCGCTAAGGCGGGCCGCCGCTGACAGAGATCAGCGCCACCGGGACGTCCATGACGTCCGCTCCGGTGACATCGACACCGTGATCCCCGGGTCCATGCCTGACGCATGGCCCAAGCCGATCGTGGCCAACCTGGTCGACACCTCGGCCAGGGACATGTCGGAAGTCATGGGCGTGATGCCTAGCGTGAACTGCGCTACCACGATCATGACGACCAACAAGGCCAAGGCGTTCAACTCGAAAAAGACAAAGATCGCTAACTGGTACCTCATCGAGTCGAACCTCTACTCCGGTCAGCAGATCATGATCTCTGACTACTACCTCACCTACGGGATGGCGATCTACGTCGTCGAGCCCGACTTCAAGACCAAGCGTCCTCACATCCGGGTCGAGAACCCGATGGGCGTCTACCCAGAGTTCGACATGTTCGGCCGCCTGAAGTCGTACACCAAGATCTGGCGGGAAGAGGCTGTCCACCTGGTAGCCAAGTACCCTCAGCTTCTCCGTGTCCTTCAGGCGAATCAGACGCCCGGCCAGACGGCCGGGTGGATGGAACGTGAGATCGAAGTCATCAAGTACGTCGATGACGAGCAGATCGTGATGTACCTGCCGACGCAGTCCAAGACGGTCGTCGACCGCATGGAGAACCCGCTCGGCAAGATCTACGTCTCTATCGGCCGTCGCCCTGGCTTCGACAACGAGGTCCGTGGTGCGTTCGACGACGCGATCTGGGTTCAGCTCGCTAAGTCTCGTATGGCCCTGCTTGGGCTGGAGGCTACCGAGAAGACGGTTCGCGCTCCCCTGGCCGTCCCCCGCGACGTCCAGAAGATGACCTTCGGTGATGATGCGATCATCCGAACTGACAGCCCTGACAAGATCAGGCGCGTGGGCATCGACGTCCCTCAAGCTGCGATGCAAGAGTCTCAGCTTCTTGAGCAGGAACTGCGTACGGGCACTCGCACGCCAGAGGCTCGTTCCGGCAACATGGATGCCAGCATCATCACCGGCAAGGGCGTACAGGCCCTGATGGGTGGCTTCAACACGGTCATCACGACCGGCCAGGCGGTGATCGGGGAAGCCCTCCGTATCGCTATCAACCTGGCCTTCGAGATGGACGAGAAGCTCTGGGGCTCCGAGAAGAAGACGATCCGTGGTACCGTCCAGGGTTCGCCGTTCGAGGAGACCTACCAGCCCAGCAAGGACATCGACGGTGACTACACAGTCGACGTGACCTACGGGTTCGCGGCCGGGCAGGACCCGGCTCGCGCTATCGTGGGTCTGCTCCAGCTTCGCGGTGACCAGCTGATCAGCCGGGACTTCTTCCAGCGTCAGCTCCCTATGAACATCGACGTTGTCCAGATGCAGCAGCAGATCGACAACGAGCAGTTTACCGACGCCCTCAAGCAGGGCGTCATGGGCTACATGTCCGCTATCCCGCAGATGGCGCTACAGTCCCAGGGTCAGTTCGACCCGGTGCCTGAACTTCAGAAGGTCGCCAAGCTCATCGAGCTTCGCGAGAAGGGTAAGGCCGTCCACGACGCAGTCCTTGAGGTCTTCAAGCCTAAGGAGCAGCCCGCTCAGGCTGCGGCTCAGGACCCCCTGGCTGCCGCTATGGGCGGTGCACAGGCACCCGGTGGACCTGGGGCACCCGGAGCAGATTCTGGGGCCGCAGGAGCCAACATGGCGGGTGTCACACCCCAAGCGGGACAACAGCAGGGTCGCGACTTGATGTCGCTTCTCTCTGGCCTTAACAGTAAGGGCCAGGCAACGATGGGGGCGCAGACGCGCCGCCAGCAACCAGTGTGATAAGGAGGAGACATGGGTCTCAGCCAGGTGCACTCGGGCTCTGGCCACGAGGGCAATCTTTCCGGTGGTATCGAGGGACACTCGCCTGACGGCGTGTTCGAGTCTCTCAAGGGCTCGGCGCTTGCTGCGCCCGAGCTTTCGTTCTACGATCAGGACGGCAACGTCGGCCCTGATCGACTGAACCAGGAGGTGTCCAAGTCGGACTGGCGACAGTATGGTCCGGTCGAGTCTGGCCAGTTCGATCCGAACTCGCTGACCCGAGGCACCGACAAGCACATGCCTAAGTGAGCGGAGGGTAGGTCATGGGAACACCAACGCCCGGTCCGGGCAAGTTCAGCGAGCGAACCGATAAGGCTGTAGCTAACGCGAACCGTGACCTGCCCAACGCCGACTACGGCGAGCAGGCACAGTATCAAGCTGCCCAGCAGGGCATGCAGCAGCCCCAAGAGGTCAACGTTCAGGGCATGAACTTCAACGATCTCTTCGGTGATGCGGCGTCCAGGGTGACACCGTTCTCCGCACCGACCAACCAACCTGGAGTCCCGGTGACTGCTGGCGCAGCCAGTGGAGCGGGGCCGGGGACAGAAGCCCTCGGACTGGCCAACCAGTCCCAGGAAGATCTTCAGCAGCTCAATGACTGGATGCCCGTCCTGGAGTTCATGGCCAACCAGCCTGGAGCTTCGTGGGCGATGCGCAACTACCTTCGTCAGGTGAAGGGACAGCAGTGAGCGACCTCGAATATCAGTACGGTGGCCAGTGGTTCGATGACATGGGTGCGCTGGCGCTGTCCTTCTCGGACGCGCCGCGTGCCGGTATCGACCTGGCCAACAACCCTCTGGATAGGATCCAGACCAATCAACTTGCCAAGAACCTGATGGGTTCTGGCCTTAGCCCCTACTACGACGACG